AATAGCACCAAAACTACTTAGGTCTGCCTCTTCCAATGTTTTGGAATTTATGGGCGTAAGACCAGTTGTGAGAATCACTTTTGTTTTACTATTCGCTGAATTTCTAGCGAACCCAATTTTTCTGCGAGCCTGTTTATTTTGCATCCATTTTCCAGCGATTCGTCGCCAAGGAATAACTGATCCCGCGAGTAAGCCGGCCCCTAAATAAGGATTTGCGGCACGTGCCGCTATCCTCATTAGTGTACCTCTACGTGCTGCAGCAAATGCGCCCGCTCGTGCGAACCGCGCGCTACGTAATGCACTACGTGGACTTCTAAATAATGCGGTTGTCCGAAGTGGCGATCGGTACATTCTACCACTACGTAAATTAACCATGCTTCTTGGCGATAATAGCGATGGCATGAACTTCCGGGAACTTCGCTGACGTTCGCTAACTTATGACGACGCCCCACTGGACGGTAGTCATAAAAAAAAGTTGGAGGTCAGTATTACCCTCCAACTTCCTTCCCATCCCAATATGCAGTCTACCCGCTGGTGTTTCACCTTAAATAATTACACACCTGGTGAACTCCTTCAACTCCACGATGTTGAGTGTAAATACATTATCTTCGGAAGAGAGGTCGGCAGCTCTGGCACTCCTCACCTTCAAGGATTCGTTATCTTCCACCGTAATAAAAGACTCAATGCAGCGAAGCAGGCTTTGGGCTCCCGAGTACATCTCGAGGTTGCGAGAGGAACATCCCAACAAGCAGCCGACTACTGTAAAAAAGAGGGCGACTTTGAAGAATATGGAACCTTACCACGTGAACAAGGGAAACGAAACGATTTCGCCGAGTTCAAGCAATGGGTCCTTGAACAGCCTTCTAAGCCCACTTCCGCCCTTGTCGCCGAGCATTTCCCCAACATCTTCATCCGATATGCTCGATGCATGGAATGGATTGACCTTATCTACCCTCCCCCCAAATTGGTCTCCGGTGATCCACGGCCCTGGCAGTCAGACCTTGAACAATCTCTTGATGCTGACCCCGGAGACCGTAAAATCATCTTCGTCGTTGACCCAATCGGTGGGTGCGGAAAGTCTTGGTTTGTCAGATATTGGATCTCTAAGTTCCCTACCCTCACTCAAATCTTCTCCATTGCTAAAAGAGACGACCTTGCCTACGCTATCCAGGAAGACAAGCGATACTTCTTCTTTGACGTACCCAGGACTCAGTCCGAGTTCCTTCAGTATTCCATCCTCGAGAAATTAAAGGACCGTATTATTTTCTCCCCTAAATACGTCTCTAGATGCAAGATCCTTGCTCATGACCCGCATGTCGTTGTATTTATGAATGAAGAACCTGACTACAACAAATTAACCAATGATCGCTATGAAATTATTCGTCCTATTGTGGAGATTATTTAAACAGTACCTGTGTCCCTAAACGAGACCCTTACATCAGTAGACACACTAACCGCGTTTGTCGTGGCTAAAGCACCTGGTGCGTCACCAAATACATCAGCCCAAAATACCAACCAGAACCTGTCTGTCTTAGGTACTAAATCAGTAGAGTTATCAAAACGAATTTGTCGTTTAATAGGAACCCATTTACGAATAGCCCTATAACTGCTTTTTCCTGATGAGAACGTTTCTTCTGTACCACCTCCTGATGAATCTGCCCCTCCTGCCAATAGTGTTTTACTATGCCATAGGACATTGAACACATCTGGATTAATCGGTGCACAAAATCTAGTCATAGACGATAATGTAGAATTGTCAAAAGCTACACCACGTGCAGCTCCCATGCCTCTGAAGAATTCATTTGTGTCTATATCTAACCTATCTTTCGGTGATAAGATGGCCCAATGAAAATAACACGGTTCATCTAGGTTGTTTTTAACCTCGATACATACTTTATATCCACTAACGTAAATCTGATTACGATCACGCACGTCCCTGTTATTAACACTTGCAATAGCACCAAAACTACTTAGGTCTGCCTCTTCCAATGTTTTGGAATTTATGGGCGTAAGACCAGTTGTGAGAATCACTTTTGTTTTACTATTCGCTGAATTTCTAGCGAACCCAATTTTT